GCGATCTTTTCCATTGATTTTTGCGTCAATAACTTTATTCCTGTAAATTGTAATAGCTTCAAGGAACTCTTTGTTATTTACATAGTAGTCTGTTTTCTTTTTTACCATTCCGTGAACTAACACATTTATTACTTTTATACGCCAAAACAGTATAACATCGTTTCACTAAACTGTCAACTGTTGACAAACCTCAGAAACTTGAGTACAATAACTCTGTTAAGGGTTCAAGGTTAATTATAGTTTATAGATTTTTTCTAAGAATATTTTAGCTTCTGTAACTGATCCTATCCTTCCCATCTTTCTAGAGAACTTATTATTATCCAAACCAGAATTAATCTTCTTGAGAGTCCTCAAATAAAAGGACTCTATTTTTTTATCTGTTTCAGTAATTGTAATAATATGTTCTTTTGGAATAATAAACATCTGATCAAATGTAGATCTAATCCATTCTACTAATGTAAATCCATTTACTTTAAGACTAGATTTCGTTTGCTCTACTGGAATAACTTCTAAAGGATTTTCTAAGATGAAGCTTTCTTCATCTGTAAGATAACAAACTTTAGAAACCAACTCCTCACCAGTAACCAATTTTATAGTTGCATAAAACTCTTCTTCCATATTAATTTGCTCTAAGGTTTACTTTTATAACCTCATACTTAAAATTCTCATCATTGTAAATATTGACTCGTTCGTTGAGGTGCTTCAATGTGTAATTTTGACCGCCAATGTCATCAGCAATGTCAAATAATGTTGCTATATCTTTCCCTTCACCTTTCCTAAGAACTCTACCAATTGATTGAAGATTTCTTATTCTAGATTTTGATGGCGATGCGAAAATAATATTATGTAATCTTTTAATATTGATGCCAGTACTGAATGTTCCATAAGAAGCGACGATTACAGCGTTGTTTTCTCTTTCTGTAATTTGACGAATTTCTTCTCGGTCTTCAACATCAGTTCCACCATGTACAAAAAACACTTTGCGGGTTTCTTCTACTGTGTTATTTATCAATTCAAATAATGGTTCTCCATGCTTTTCAACATAATTGAATAGCACCAAAGTATTTCCATCTAGGTCCTTGACTAAATTTTTAATTAAATTATTTCTACCACGATGATTAACAAGATACTCAATTTCATCATGATAGCTTTCAAAGTATTGCGGAGCATGTTTACAAAGTAGAACTTTGATCCTAAACTTAGATAGATACCCTTGACGAATTAAATCATCCGTTTTTGTAACACGCTCACAATTACCAAACAAACCTTCCAACACCCATTTGTGAGTTTTAGTTCCATCTAAAGTTCCAGTAAAACCAAATCTATATTTCGCATTATGAAGTTTTGTCATAATGCCAGTTAATGATTTAGACTTGAACAAGTGTGCTTCATCACCAATCACACAATCAATATCATCAAAGTATCGTTTAGGAAACTTATAGATTGATTGCCAAGTAGAGATGATGATGGGTTTATCGGTGTTCTTATCTTTTCCAGAATATATCTTATGAACATATTCGTCTGCATTCCAACCATATTCATTAAAGTCGTTGACCATCTGTTCTACGAGGGACGTAGTAGGTACGATGATGAGCGTTTTCTTGCTGGTTGCAGTATAGTATCTAACGAGGGAATAGATCATGAGACTTTTACCACTACCAGTGGGAGACAATAAAAGCTTTCTATTATTCTTAATAGCTTCGTAAACAGCTTTATATTGATAGTCTCTTGGTTCTATCTTTGAAATTTTATTCATGAATAATTTGATACCTTCTGGAGAAACAAATTCATTTATTTCTTCTACATCTCCATACCAATCATTCTTCTCATATTCAATTGTGTACTGACGCTCTTCCGCCCACACTTGTAAGTGCTTCATCAGTCCACCATATAGTTCTCCAGTTCCAGGAGAATATAAACGAATAGTCCCGTCCCAGTATTTGTATCGAGGATTTTTCTTTAGGAATTTTGCTTCTGGAACCTCAAAAGAAAAATAGTCCGCTAACTCACGATGTACATGAGGTTCAGCAGACTGCACAGTAACATAAACTTCGTTCTTCTTCTTTACAGATAGGAGGGTCATTATTGTCCATTAATAAATTTCTCCCATTCAATGGCACTCTTAATCTGAAACCCTCTGTTTGAAATCTGCTTCATAACTTGATCTAACCAGTATAACATCTGGTCCAAGTATTTAATCTTTGCTTCGAGGTTGATGATTTCATCATCGCTCTCTAAGTAAGTTTTCATTTTTTCGGAAGTTTGAATTCTTCCGCCAAATGGTTTTTCTGCATAAACGCGAGCATCAGCTTCGCCACTGTAGTATTCGCGTTTATTTCTTAAAAGCTTTCTGATTTCAAACTCCAGAGAAGTTTTGATCTGTGAGATATCAGTGTAATGGTTTAAGTATTTATTGTGTTGGAAAGGGATGTCTAACGCAAGTTGCCCCAAATCCGTAGTGTATTGTTTGTTTTTGAATTGAAAATCTACAGCACTATCTTCCGTCCACTCTGATCTTAGTTGATCAAAGCGATTAACAAGAGATTCAAAATTCATAAAGTTTTGCCAAATTCATCTTGTATAGTGTACCTAGTAAACTTAAATGTTGCAGTTGCAGTTAGGTACTCTATATTGTCAACTCTAGCATCAAATTCAACCCCAGTCAAGCTTATAGGAAATAGTTTTTCGTAGCGAACATAAAAATTTCCATTGAAGTTTGAGGTTAATACCTGAATGACACCATCAGATGTTTGATCTTCTGTTTGAGAATATCCTTCAGATAAACCATATTCTCGAATCCAATTTTGGATCGACATATAGTTTTTAAAATCCTCGTCAATAATGAATGTTACAACTAAATCTCCAAACTCAACACCACCACTTCCAGGAATGGAAATGGATCTAAACTTACTAGAAACCGTTGCGGTTGGCATTGTGATATCTGGAATATTTACTGACTGGCAGAAAAAATCTACGCCAGCAAACATCTGCAATTCAAATTTAAATCCCTGCGGAAATAAAAAATTTCTATTTTTTGGCTGCTCCTTGTACCATTCAGCAGGCATGTCAACTTCCCAAGCTATGATTATTTATCGTTACTAATCCAGAAACTTACCAAGTCATCATCAACATTATCATAGATGGGACATGGTTCTTCAAATAGAATATCATTCTTTAATCTTTTCACTTTTATAAAAAGTTCTTGTAAATCTTCTTCTGTCATCCTGAGTACTCATTTAGTTTATCTAATAGGCGACTCAAAACATACTGCGCTCCGTCTCTCCACTCTTCATCATTGTTAGAATATTTTCCATCATGAATTTCAGACTTTAATTTATAAATGTGACTAGTCATCAAAACTTTATCGATTCTTCCTCTAGGCATGATTTTGCTGGGGTTCATTTTGTTTCATTTTTGCAAAAGCCATATTATAATAACTTGAAGATGTATCGCCAGATTTAACTAGTTGTGCCACAATTGAAGACCATATTAAATATTGCATATGACTTTTCATAATTCTATCTTCTATCTAGACAATAAAAAAGGGGAGATTGCTCTCCCCTTATATATTAGTAATAATTACTAGAAAGAATCACATTAGATTCTCAACTAGAACACGACGATAGTACTGGTTGCGTGAAGCTGTTAGAAGCTCAGCATCTGGAGTACCATTTGACTGAACTACGAATGGGTTAGCAACCATGCCGTAGCGTGTCTTAAATCCAATCTTAGGTTGGAAGGTATCAGGACCGATCGAACGAACCATCTGGAGGGGAACATATGGGCAGTAGAATAGACCTGCATCATATGGGGAAGTGCCCTTATAACCAATAACATAGTAGTGCTTATTGGAAATATTTGCCGAATATGGATCAACAAAAACCTTAATACGACCGTTCATGGTTCCTACTAGGAGGTTACCAGTGTCATCAACTTCACCGATGGAAGGACCACCAGCGCCATTTAGACCTGAGGTGTAGTCAAGGGTGCCCGACATAGCGAGAGCAGAAGCAACATCAGCAGAAGTGATAAGGAAGTTGCCCTTTCCTCTACGAGTCTCTTGTGCGATAGCGTTAGCATCACGCTCAACTTGGAACATTAGACCCTTGAACTTCTCAACAGACCAACGACCGTTTGAGTCAACATCGAGGTCGAAACGACCAGCATTAGCAACATTGTTCTGAGCACCAGGCTTAGCAATGTGGTATACTGTGCGAACAACTTCGCGGTTGATTTCTGCAAGAATTTCGCTAGAAAGAATATTAGCGAGTTCTTGCTCAGCATCAAGACCGTGAATTGCCTTGAGGTCTTGTGCTAGTTCTAGAGTGTACTCAGCCTTGAGAGCTCTTGTCTGTGCTGTAACAGCAGTTTTCTCAATGCTGAATGCCATCTCACGGAACTGAGTGGTTTCTCCAAGTTCCTCAGCAACATTACGAGCCATTGGCTTAACACCACGCTCATAAGCACCAGCTGGGGAATCGTTAAGAAGACCTGGGTTGCTGCCTTCTGGAGCATCTGTCGATGGGACATAAGCGCCTTTGGTAGCATCTGAACCAGCAGAGAAGTTGCTGTCTGGCTCGTTGTAAAGTGCTTCAGGACCAGTACGATTTTCGTAATGGGACTTCATTGCGAAGATGAGTCCAGTAGGACCACTCATTGGTTGAACACCGCAAATATCATAAGCAACGAGGTTAGGCATTGCTCTGCGGATTAGGGAGATCATAACAGGATCGAAACCTGCAAGACCGCCAGTTTGAGTTGTTAGACCCGAACCTGATAGTGCGTTACCACCGATAGCGCCAATAGAATTGACCGCTACTTCGTTCAGCATTCCGCGCTCTTCACGCATGAACTTTTCTTGGTTTTCTAACAGAACAGCGGTAACAGCCTTTCTATAGTTGTCTTTGATAGCGCCAGCGCCTTCGTGACCTAGAACAGGTGCCCACTTTTCCGTTAGAGCTTGTGCGTTAAACATTTGTTTACTCCGTTTTTACTCTTGGAAAATGTGTTAAAATTATTTAGTATTTGACCAGCGGGAAAGTGCTTGGAGATATTGCGCCATTGCTGGTGAAATTTCTTCCATACCTTCAACTGGTTCTACATCTGATACTTCACTGATAGCAGCCTTTTCCTTGGGGAAATATGACTCCTTGATTGTATTGAGTTTCTTGGAGAATTCCTCCTCCGATGTAAACTCAACACCTTCAGCAAGTGCAGCTAGTTTGTCTTTCTGAGTATCTACAAGTCCTTCTGAAATTTGATTCAGAATAACTTTTTTTGATGACTCATTCAGACGAAGTTGTAGTTTCACATTAGCTTTGACCTGTTCGTCAAGGCGTTCTTCCATCTCACGAATAGTGTCACTCATACCTTCAACCACATCGACTTTATCGTCGGGGATTGAGATATAGTGCTCTTCAAATAGATTCTTAAGACCTGCAATGAAGTCTTCAGTAATCTCATTTCTGATGCCACGGTCAATAGCAACTTGGTTTTCTTCAATCCATTGACCGATAGCGTAGTTTACTGTGCCATTAACTTCTTCGGCAAGTTCAGATTTAACTGCTTCAACTTGCTTATCTAGTTCGTTGGCAAAGTGCTCTACAAGCTTGTCATATTCTTCTGAGATTTTTGCTTTAACAGCAGCCTCAAAAATTGTTTTTGCTTTTTCTTTAAAGTCTTCAGATAATTCAGTTCCTTCTGTGAGTGCAGCAACATCACCAGAAAGATCTAATTCTTCAAAGGAAGGTTTGATTGGATATGATACATCTGGACCCTTGCTGGTTCCATATGCAACTTCTGCACCAACTGAAGGTTGTGGATCCTTTCCAGGCTTTCCTGAAGTTGAAGTAACACTACCATCTTGTGAGATGGGAGCAGCTGCCTTAGCGCCAGGATTTTCTTCACCTTCTTCTTTGTTGGAGTGCAGTGGTTCAGACTGCGAACCACCAAGATCAGTCATTGACTGATTTGGAGCAACTGAAGTTGGAACGGATGGTTGTGGATCTCTGCCACTTCCACGCTGTTGTGGATCACCCGAAATTGCTGAGGGATCTGAACCTGTACCAGGAATTACTGTGGCAGTAACACGAGGCATGGGATCCTGTGCTCCCGCTTCCATAACCATTTGCTGCTCGCCCAGAAACTCCTCAAACTTTTCGTTTAACATGTCTGACATCTTTGAGTCCTTCCGTAAATCGTATGAATTATCTATAGTTTATTTATTAAATTACAAGCCCTTAAGGAAATCATTGAACACACGAAGTGTTCTCTCCTCTAGATTTTTGCGATTTGACTCGCTCAAATACTTTTGATATTTATCAACTTTTGCTTCTTTTAAAATTCCATTATCCCAAATCCACTCCTTTCCTTCCATGATGCCATTAACAAAAGCATCTGGAGCAGAGGGATCTGCTACAATATCAGCAGCTGTTGCTAGCATAAAGTCATCCATTACATAAGCAACATCTTCGCGCTTATCAATGCTTCCCATGCCACGGGAAGAAACACCAAGTTGAACACCCTCATCCAAGAGAGACTTTGCAATCTTGCCCATTGGTGTATCTAGGATTTGTGCTTTACCGATAAAGTTAGTTCCTTCTGCTCTCAATTCGGTAATCCTATGTGATACTCTATCAAGATTTACAGTGGGACCATCTGGATGTCCAAGTTCGCCAAGAGCACGGTTTGTTTTTACATACTCTTCATTGTAACGATTTACTTCTCTTTCTAAAACACGGAAAGGATAGACACGACCATTTCTATTCTTCAGCTCGGACTGAAGAAAAACTCCTTCAATGTACAATTTTTTAGAATCGCCTTTTCCTTCGACGATCACTTGTACATTTTCAATTGTCTCTGTTATCAGTTTCATCTTCTTCCGTTCCTAGTGGTTCATCAAAAAAAGTTTTTGCAACTACTTGTTTGTATGATGTCATAGCATCTGCTGCTTTAGAATATAAAATATCCTGAATAGCATCAATTGCCATTGCTCTTTTATTGTCAGTTATTGCTGTAACGATGTCCACGATCTCAGCATTCAGTGGTGCTTGATCTTCCATATTATTCATATACCTGTTCTTTATTTAGTATTACTAGAAGGTTTGGGTTGCGCTTTCATTAATTGCAACTGTTTTTTGTGTGCGTCATCTGCTTTTTCTTGCTCTCTATCATGGGCATCTGCAGACTGCTGTGCTTGAATCTCTGGTTGGAATGCTTGATTCTGTCTGTCCATCATATCGAAGGTATTTAAATCTGCTGGATCCATCGCAATACCAGAATCAATTTCTGTTTGCATTTGTTTGTCAATTTCTTTGAATTCTTTTTCACTTTGATTAAGAATTTCTTTACGAACATACTCAATAGAGAAATATTTTCCAACAAAAGGATCCATTTGAGTTACTAAACCAATTCTTTGAGTTGTCATTTCTAATTTCTTTAACTCATTGAAGTGATTGTCGAATAAAAAGTCATATTGAATATGCTCTTTCATATCATCCCAATCTTCTGGCGAGATAACACCCTTGAGAATAAGCTGGGTCTTCAGCATATCCTGGAACATCTCGCTGAAACGCTTGCGGAGACGACCGATGAACTTAGTAAATTTGAGTTCATCCCTGAGAACCTCTGTGGTTTTACCAAGATTAAACCCTTTGTTGTCATCCGTAAGGCGGGAAGGTGGTAGGTTGAGTGAGTTGTAAAGTTTCTTTTTGAAATACTCAACATCCTTGAGCTCACCAAGGTTTTGACCACCTGGGAGTGTAGTGATCTCAGTTCCTCTGCCACCTTCACGGCGAGGGAGCCAAAAGTCCTCAAGCATCGACATATGCTTTTTATCATCACGAATCTCTCCTGTATTTGCATCATATACAAGTTTGTTTCTATATCTTGCCATGACATCACGAAGATATTGCTCTGCTTTTACCTTTGGAAGATTGCCTACATCGATGTAGAAGATACGGCGTTCTGGTGCGCGAGAAAGTCTGTAGATAACCAGCGCATCTTCAATCATGCGTAACTGGTTGAGTGATTTAATTGCCTTGTGAAGGAAACTTAAAGTCAATCTTTTGTTTAAATCTTGAAGACCAGAGGAACAGAATGTAATTGAGTCTGCTGCAATTCTGATTCCCTGACTCAATGACATATCACCAACTGGACCAAGAGCTCCACCACGAGCATATCCTTTGGGATTGTACAAATAATAATCTACATACTCTCCCCACTCGTATGCCTTCGCAGACATTCTTTCTTCTTGTGAGGTTGGTGTGTTGGGTTGTTTGATAACCTGTCGAACTTTTTTAATTTTTAGTGG